GAAGTTGATAAGCGAGACATGGAGAAAGATGTGTGGATACCTGTTTCAGTGCGTGAACTACCTGTTCGCACTGATGCTAAAACCACTACTCCTCATCAATTGTCTGATTTGGTTTCTAAGAATTTGGTTTATGGCACTGTTACATCTGGTGGTAAGAACTACATGGTGAATGGACTTTTTATAACATCTAATGTTGTAATTATTCCAGATCACTATTTTATAACCGATGAAATTAGTGTTGTATTTCGAAAGAAGAATCCTGACACTTGTGGTGGAAAATTCACTGTTGCTTTGAGCAAAAGACAGAGTGTTTTACTCGACAAAACCGATATCCGCGTATGTTATGCATGCGCAGGAGGTTCATTCAAAGATTTGACCAAGTATTTTCCTAAGGGACAAGTGCCGTTTCATGAATTTGAAATGTTGTGGCGGAATAAAGATGGAGAAATTACCAAAGCCCATGGACTAGCTGAACCTTGCATGACAAGCAATGGTGCAGTTGATTTCCGTGGTCTTAGGTATCAATCTTTAACCATCACGACCTTTAAAGGTCTTTGTGGAGCGACTCTTGTAGCTCGCAAACAACCTCTTATAACGGGAATCCATTTAGGTGGACAGACCGGTACTATTCGAGGCTGTAGTGGTGTGTTAGAATATGACCCCATTATTGCAGCTATTAAATTGTTGCGGACTCTTGAGGGTGTTATCATCTCCGGGAGTGCAGAGCATTTTGAAACTCAAGTTTTGGGCATCAATGTTCTGAATGAAACCCCTTTGCATCCCAAGAGTCCGCTCAACTACATGCCTTTGGAATCACAGGTTGAGTATTATGGTACTTGTCCTGGTATGACGTCGTTTAAATCTGACGTCAAAGTGACTCCTATTAGTGAGCATGTTACGGATGTTATGGATAGTCCAAATATATATGGACCACCCATTCAATTTCCGCAATATGTTGGCTGGCAGGAGTGCTTGGCAAATTTGTCAAACCCCGCGAAACCGTACAGCACTGATTTACTTGAAGTTGCTGTTCGGGATTACAAGGAAGACTTATTACCTATTTTTAAAAGTCCCTTGTGGAATGACGCTAGGCCCCTCACTGACCAAGAAAATTTGTGTGGGATACCTGGAAAGAAATTCATTGACGCAATCAAACTTGATACGTCGATGGGTTTTCCCTTGAATGGCAAAAAGAGACGCTTCGTAACTGAATTGCCTCCTACTCCTGACAATCCTAACAACCGCGTGTTTGATCCATTGATTATGGATGAAATTGAACGTTGTGAAAATTGTTATCGTAGAGGCGAGCGCGCTTATCCTATTGCCAAGGCTTGTAAGAAAGATGAAGTTTTATCAAAACCTAAATGTCGAATTTTCTATGGCAATGCACTTCCTTTGACGTATTTAGTACGTAAGTATTACCTACCTATTTTGCGTGTATTGCAAATGAATCCTCTAAAAGCTGAAAGTGCTGTTGGCATAAATTGTCACGGTCCTGAATGGGAGGAGCTCCATCAACATATTTTTAAACATGGAGAAGAGCA